GTGTTTACGGACATTGAGGCTGTGCCGTTTAACAGAGGTTTTTATTCGGTTGATTTGAAGTATTTCTTTAAAGTAACTTTAGCAGTATTAACCGAGGTTGAATGATATGCCGAAATGGGCAAAATAAAAATCAGACGAAGTTCCAATAGATATAAATATCATCATCATCTACTTCAATTCTGTTGATTAATGATGTTATAACTTTAACCTTTTCCGTAAATTCTCCGTTGTCTAAGATGTTGGATATACCGGATAATCTTTTCTTTGCATCTTCGGCTGAAATTAATGGTTTGTGTTCGTTAATCGCATTCATTTCTGATTCTATACGTTTTTTGTCGGTATTTAGTGCAGTGATTTTCTTTGCCACAAAGTCAATATCAATTCCGTCTATGCTATACAAATCAGTTAGCTTATTCATTTGTTTTTCTATTTCTTTGATTCTTTTTTTATAGAATTCTTTTTTTTCTGTGATGTTATTGTTTGATTGGTTTAGTTTAATAATATTATCAACTTCGGCTGGATTTGCCACTAATGCTTTTATTTCATCAATTACTGCTTTATCCAATACGTCCATAGTCCATATTTTATTTTTGCAACTTTTATCTCGGACCATATTTTTATATGAACTACGACTATAACATTGATATTTATTATAATAATATACTTTGCTACCCTTTTCGTATCGGCGAACTCTTTTAAAATATCTTGCACCGCATTTTTTGCACCATAGAATACCTGCGAGCAAAGATGTTCTGTTAAATGCATTACGATAATGGGGATTATTTTCGGCTCTTATTTTCAATTTGGTCTGTACATTATCAAATACTTCTTGAGATATAATTGCTTCGTGTTGCCCCTTGTACAGCTCGTCACGGCAATGTGTCCATCCGGCATAAAGAGGATTTGTCAACATCTTTCTGATTCGGTGATCATACTTGAATTTCTCTGAAAATACTGATAATTTAGCCGCTATTCCCATCATAGTCATATCATCTTCCAAAAATAGACGATATGCTTCCTTTATCAATTCGGCTTCTTCTTTGTTTATTATAAGTTGACCGTCAATATAATCATACCCTGTTGGTGCTCCGCCTCCGTGATGTAGTCCTTCCTTTGCTCTTGCATCTTTTCCCATTATGGAACGTTCTCTGAATTGTTCACGTTCCAACTGTGCAAATACTGATAATATACCAATCATAGCACGTCCGAAGGGTGTTGATGTATCAAAATTTTCTGTTATAGATGCAAAATTGACATTATTTTTTATAAATACATCTTCGATTAAAAAAAGTGTATCTTTTTGTGAACGGCTTAAACGGTCTAATTTGTATACCAATACCATATCTATTTTACCGTCAGCAACATCTGATATTAATTGTTGCATTCCGGGGCGGTCAGTATTTGCACCGGAAAAGCCTGCGTCAGTATATGTTTTATATAAAATCCAACCTTTAGCGGCACAATAATTTTTTAGACGTTCTACTTGCTCGCCGATCGAATAACCCTCTCGTGCTTGCTCTTGGGTAGAAACTCTTGAATATATTCCGACTTTCATAAAAGCATCACTCCCTAAATATTGCCCTTTACTCTATGTATTCTTATTGTATTTTTTATAAAATCTTCCGTGACATTGAAATATTCAGCTAACTGCCATATTTCAGTATATCCCATTTCAAATGCTGCCAATAGTTTGTCCGCCGGAATCAATTCTTGTACTGCCCAGCGTGTTGCTTTTTCTTCCATACGCTGTCGTGTTTCATATTTTGAATCAATTTTGTAAAATGAACCTGTTTCGTGGTGCCCTAATTCATGTGAATACGCATCTATCAATTCAGGCATTGTATGAATCATTAACGGATTTAATGCAATAGCACCGGGTATGGACAATGCTTTAATTGCTCGCATTGAAAAAAAATCGACGTCTATATTATGTTGTATTGCATATTGATTGAGTTGATTTAGCATTATTTGTCCTCCGATTTGATGCTTATTTCAAATTTAAAAATTTAACAAATTCATTAATTTCATTTACTTTATATCCTTTTTCATGCCAATATCGTACACGATTATTATTTTTATTTAAACTACCGGCTATAATTGCATATTTTGCATTTTTAGCAGCTGATTTATAACATTTGCCACCGTTTTCAATGCACTTCTTTTCGATGATACCTCTGAAAGTATCAGATATGTTATCATTGTCAATAGTTCCAGTGGTGTCTAAAAAACAACGGTAAGCATCATTTGTTAATTCATCATATTTAGGAATGACACAATCAATATAATAATTAAAAAAATCAAGGTATATTCTTGAACATATTAAGCAATCATTCAGTGCATCATGTGATGAAATGTGTATATTATAGTATTTTTTTATTGTGCTTAATTTATAATCGGGTAACGAAAGTATGTCTTTAGCATAATCAAGCGTGTCGTGCACGTTATTACGCAAAATATTCATTCCCGTACAATTTAATGCGGTTTGCAAAAATTTCATATCAAAAGCTGAATTATGTGCCACTAAATCATAATCACCAACAAATTCAACGAATTGTGGCAATACCACTGATATGTCCGGAGCAGATGCAACGGTTGATGCGTAGATATGATTAACTTTAGATGCACTTTTTGAAATTGGAACATTAGGTTTGACATATGTAGAAAAACGTGCTGTTTCTACTCCATCTATGTATTTGATTGCACCTATCTGTATTATCTCATCATATGAAGCGTCAAGTCCTGTTGTTTCTAAATCGAAAACTACAAACGTATTGATACACTCTTCGGGTGTATTATAAAAATTGATTACTTCCTTCTTGACGTTTTTTATACCTGGGTTAGGTTGTTTGACCGTCACCTCCGAGGGTGGTGAAAACGTACCCGTTTCAAGTTGTTCTGCGATATTGCGTTGTTTTTTTGCAACACAAAACAAAAAAATGGAGAATATAATTCCAAGGAGTCCTGCAAAAGGTATAACTAAGCATAATAATAAACTAAGCAAACATAATAATATGCTTAAAATTAAAGTAATAATCGAAAATGATTTTATGGTGGTTGGTGGATATTCCCATATTTTTTTTGTAAATAAATTTTTTTCATTTTTCATTAGTGCATTTCCCCTTTTTTATATATTCCTTTGTGTTGCAGTTCGGTAAATCAAAACAAGCAGTTTAATATTATTCTTGTCGTTGTGATTTTTTAAATTTAACATATGACAGAATGTCCTGTTTTTCGTCATCTGTTAAATCGTGTATCTCACCGTATAATGCGAATTCAATTCCGCTTAACTGTTCGTCTAAAGTATTTGCTTTTTTTTCTTCCCCAACTAAAAAATCAACAGTTACATCAAAATAATTAGCCAATTTTTTTATAATGTCAATACTGGGTTCACTATCTCCACGTTCATATTTAACATATGTTGTTCTGTCTACGCCAAGATACTTTGCTACATCCTTTTGATATACACCTTTTTTTGTTCGCAATTCCCTAAGGATATTCATGATAATCACCTCAAAAACATTATATGTGAAAAAACTTCACATAGCAAGATAAAGTGAAGAAAATTCACCTATTTTTCGAAAAAGTCTTGACAAGTGAGAAAACTTCACTTATAATATAAATCACAAGTGAAGGAACATCACTTTAGGGAGGTGAGAAGAATGAACAATTTAAAAATGTTACGAGAAAAAGCAAATTTGACACAAGAAAGTCTTGCAAAGTTAATCAATGTCGATAGGTCAACCATCGCGAAGTGGGAAACAGGCGAAGCATCGCCAAGAAGTGATAAGTTGCCGACACTTGCGAATGTATTGAATTGTACAATAGACGACTTATTTTAAAAATAATCTGCTGGCATATGCCAGCCACTCTGTTTTTGTTTTTTGTATCTGTTTGGGTTTCCATTTAGCAAACAGTGACTCCTTTCTTGTGGCAGAGTGGTTTACATATGTCAGCAGAAAAATATTTAATCACAGGTTGAGGTGAGTCACCCAGCATCCCCAATGTAAAGTTGAAAAATAAATATTATTATTATGAACTTTAGCTGGGGTGGCTCACTTGAGCCTGTGACAGGAAGGAGAAACAAAATGATAACTATAGGCTGGGTATTAATTGTTGCCGGTTGTAGTTTGTTGGCGTATTACAAAAAATGAAAACTGTAACATTCAAATACGATACTATATTCAAAAAAAGTATGAGTTTTACAATGCAAATTTCAGATGAACTGTATGACGCATTGAAAATTCAAGATAAAATGCAGGATTTTCGCGTCAGCGAAATCCTAGATGATATTGCATCAATGCTATCAATAGTTGCCGAATTGCAGGGCTTTGGTGCAATTAAAGGCGGTTATAGTATTGATTTTAATGACAATTAAAAAAATTACCGCCATTTGCTTATGAAAAGGTAGAAAAACGGTGAAAAATAAGGACTTAAATAATGAGAGGACAAAAAAAGCACCTCTCGGAATAGGACAAAATACATAATTCATAAATATGGAACGGGGTGATAAAAATGAGAATACATCACATATTAGCGAACGGAAAAGAAGTTGAAAGTGTGGCAGGAAAAGTTATCAATGTGTCGGAATTTCCTATGTTATCTTCTGTTTTTCGTTCGGTAAATCAACGAATTCAAGAACAGGCAACCGAAAACGAAGAAAAAGGAGCATAATGCTCCTACGGTTGGACAAGCAAAGGAGGAGAGAAAAATGAACAAAGTAATGCTGATAGGTCGTATTTGTAACGACCTAAAAAAGAAGTACATAGGTGACAGTACCGTTGTTCAAGTGTCTTTGGCAGTGCAAAGACGTTTCAAAAATTCTAAAAATGAGTATGATACAGATTTCGTTCAATGCGAATTGTGGGGACACAATGCGGATTTTCTTGAAAAAAACTTTTCAAAGGGCGATATGGTCGCATTTGAAGGTGCAATCAGGAACAACAACTACGAAAAAGATGGTGTTAAGCACTATTCAAACAAAATAGTTGTAGAATCAGTGTATTTCACCGGAAGTACATTGATGAAGAAAAAACAATAATTGTGCAATTTGACTTAAATAAACCCTGCGGAAAGGTAGGGTTTATTCGAGTACGCTTGAAAATGGACGAGATACAAAAAAGAAAAGGAGGACATTATAATAATGGCGATTTACAGAATACACAAAGAGGACAACTTTGTAATTATTGATAAAGCCTTTCTGCTGAATGAAGAAATCAGTTTGAAAGCTAAGGGACTTTTAGCCCTGCTGTTGTCATATCCGGATAACTGGCAATTTTACAAAGCAGAAATAGTACAGCACACAACAGACAAAGAAAATTCATTAAACAGTGGGCTAAAAGAGTTAATAGAAAACGGCTATATAGTGCGAAAGCAACGCAAAGATGAAAACGGAAAGTTTGAAGGTTATGAATATCACGTTTACGAAAAACCGTCAACGGAAAAACCATCGACGGAAAAACCATCGACGGAAAAACCATCGACGGAAAAACCATCGACGGAAAAACCGTCAACGGAAAAACCATCGACGGAAAAACCATCGACGGAAAAACCGATACTACTAAATAATAAAAATACTAAGAATAAAAACACTAAGAATAAAAACACTAAGACCACTCCGTCACCGGAGTTGGTGTCTGAGTTCAAGGAGTGGTATTCAAAATATCCGCACCCACGAAATGAACAACAGACCATGAAGAACTACATCAACACCCGAAAGACCTATTCAGCCGAACAGTTGATGACTGCACTGAATAATTACCTCGCTGAAATAGAGGAACAGCACACAGACAAACGCTATATTAAATATTCCACCAATTTTGTGGGACAAGAGAAAGCGTTTGTTGATTACTTAGACACACCGGCACAGCCGGCTTTGACTGAGGAAACAGATGATAGTTACATCGCCACAATCGAGGCGGAAGACCCTGAGTATGCCGCACGACTCCGAAGGAGGGATAACGATGTATGAACAACAACAAATTCCTGCCAACTATGAGGCGGAGCAGGCAGTCGTTGGTGCATTAATCATTGGTGGCAATGTGGATGAATTAACCACCGAAGTCAACCTAACACCCAATGATTTTTATTTCAGTGATTGCAAATTGGTGTACAAATGCATTTTGTACCTAAACGACAAAAACGACAAAATCGACATAGTGACGGTAGATAGTACATTAAAAACCGCCAAAGAATACAAGGGAATTGAATTTCTGAAGGGTGCGATCAGCAACAACCCAACGAAACATAATTTAATTTACTATGGTAAAATCGTAAAAGAATATGCGAAACGTCGTTGGTACATAGATATGTCAAATAAAATATTGACTATGGCAGGCAATACAACATTGCCAATAGAAAAAATATCCGACAAAGTGGAATATATGCTGGCAACGGAGAGTGATTCTATCAATGTCAATACCGCAGACGATTTGATAATGCAGACGTATGACACCATTGCAAAAGCAAGTGAAAACAAAGGTAGTATTCCGGGACAGGCAACAGGATTTGATAACATAGATTTGAAAATGGGCGGTATGGACGGATTGGCTGTTTTAGGTGCCAGACCGGGTATGGGAAAAACCGCATTTGCATTAAATGTTGCTGAACATATAGTTTACAACGAATTAAAACCGGTAGTATTTTTTTCGTTGGAAATGGGCGCACAACAGTTAATGCTCCGTCTGGTATCCTCGATGACACGCATTAAATATTCTGCATTGCGATACGGAGAATTAGAAGATGATGATTGGACAAAACTCGCCGGTTTCATGAACCAATCAGAAAAAACAAAAAAATTGTTAATCTGTGATGAACCCAAGATGACAGTGCGAAAAATTCGTTCGGTTTGCCGTAGGTTAAAAAAACAATATGGCTCTTTGGGGGTGGTGATTATTGACTATTTGCAATTAATTGAAATGCCAAACAATAAAAACTGCACAAAGGCACAAGCTGTTGGTGAAGTTAGCCGAGAACTGAAAATTTTAACGAAAGAATTAGGTTGCCCGATAATTGCTCTTTCACAGCTGAATAGAGCAAATGAGCAACGGTCGGACAAAAGACCGACACTTGCCGATCTTCGTGACAGCGGAGCTATTGAACAAGATGCCGACAGTGTAATGTTCATCCATAACGAAGACGCATACAGAAAAGACAAATCACAACCACCAACAGGTAAAGTTGAGATATTGTTACCAAAATCAAGGTTTTCGCAAACAGGAACAATGTTTTTAAAATTCCAACCGGAATATATGAAATTTTCAAATTGGAATGTGAAAAAAGACCCATTTAAACGCAGTAAAAATTCGGCGGCAGTGTGGGACAAACCAGATAGTGAAACTGAAGAAAACAGTGATGAAAAAGTAAGCTGAATTCCGAAAATATAATCAGTTTTTAATGGTTATAAAATCGCAAAAAAACATAATTGATTTTATAATCAAAAAAAACGGCTTAGAACATCAGATTTTAAGCCGTTTCTACGAAAATATAATCACTATTTTTATTTGAATATTAGCCATAGAATAAAAGATAAAAAAATCGAATCAAAATTTATTGCGAAGAAAGGAGTAGCAAAAATGAAGTTCAGAACATTCAAATATAACATCATTAGGGCAATCAAAGTTATAAATCATGCTGTCAATGCAGAAACAATGAAGATGTTGGGCGGTATTCTGATAGATGCCAATGCACCGAATATGGTGGAATTGACAGCATATTCAAATGACATAAAAATCAAATATTATATTCGTGCAGACGTTGAGCAGAAAGGGACGGTTGTATGTAACCCAAAGTATTTGATGAACATTTCAAAAGGTGAAAATATGGAGGTTATAATATCAACCGACAAAGACAATGTCATTGAAATGAAAATCGGAACATACAAGCAGAAATGGCAAGGAACAGTTGCGGAAAATTATCCGAAAATATCAATGCCGGAATGCAATAATGAATTGATGTTAGAACAGGAACGGTTTAGAGAAATTTTAACTAAAACTGTGCCGTTTGCAGCACCGACAGTCGGATACAGACCGCAGTATAACGGCGTGTTATTTGACATAAAAAACGAAACATTACACAATGTTTCAACTGACGGAAAACGAATGGCACATATAACTACACCTGTTGGCACATATGAAAATATGTCGTTTGTAATAACGCTTCCTGCGGCAAAGGAACTGTGTCGTATTGAAAGTGAAAATCCGCTGTTGCGTATTATTGTTGATAATACAAATATGCGGTTGTTGTTAGATTACAGTGAATTTATAGTTGTCGCCAGTACATTTAATGAAAATGGTTATGTCAAATATGACAATATGATGAATCGTGAATCTGATATAACTGCAACGGTAAAACGTGCAGAGTTTATGCAGATGATTGAACGCGGTAAATTCGTTTCGGAACAGGGCAAAACAAAAGTTCCGGTAACGTTGGAATTGAAAGATGATGTTTTGAAATGCAATGGCAGAAATCTTCGCTGCCAGCTAAAAGATGAAATAGATGCCGATATAGCCGGCAATATTAAAATCGGTTTCAATGCTGATTTTTTAATGGATATGATAAAAACAATACGGTCCGACAATGTTGTTTTGGAATTGAAATCACAGAAAGACGCATTGATAATAAAAGACGGTGATACAGAATTATTGTTGTTGCCGGTGATAGTGTGAAAGGGGACAGTAAAATGCGAAAACGATATTGTAGTATGTGTGGTCGTTTGATGGACGAACACATTGACGAAAACACAGGAAAACCGTTCGATATTCAGTTATGTTCCGGTGTATGTATAGGTGCTGCATGGCGAAATGTTACGAAATCAATTAAAAATGGTGTACAACCACAATGGACGGCAGCAGTACTACGCAGAAAAAGTAAAGCGTTTGAGTATCATAATCAGATAGTAAACTTGTTAAATAAAAAATTTACGCAAAAAAAAATTGCCGAGGCATTAGGAATATCTCACGGCACAGTTTATTCATCGTTGAAACAATACGGAAGGGAGTTTATTTAAAATGAATTTAAAAGTTGAAAATATATGTGATATATCACATTGCCAAAATAAAAATTTTTATGCCGTTTTGAATGTAAATGATAGGTGCATGGATTTTGATTGTCGATGTAATCGTGTGAAATTCATGGATGGTTTTGTGGTTTTTCAAGAACATACAAACGAAAATGATGTGACACTGGCGATAATTCCGAAAGAAAATATACTTTTTATCGCAACGGAGTAGGTTCATATATGGAAGCGGTTAGAGAATGTAATAATTTTTTAAGAAAAGAAAATAAGGACACAGAAGTAGCAGAATAAAGAGGAATAATAGTTGAAAATCAAGGGGTGAAGTAATTATGTTAGTTCCTGCAATCCTATATAAGGAGCAAATTTCAAAAGAGTTTCAAAGAAAATTTTACACGGAAGATATGTTTTTGGAAACGGGAAGTCTTTATCAATGGTCGCCGGAGATATTAGATAATCCTGCTGACGGTCAATTTGATTATGCGATTATACATAATAATAAATTAATCGGTTATTTATCATACAGAGTAGATTACTACTGTTCAAAGGTGTACAATTTTGGGCTTATGTCTTTCGATAAAGGAAATTTTGTTGTTGGCAAGGACGTGCTTGATAAAATGGAAGAACTTGTCGAGCTGTACCACAGAGTTGAATGGAGAATGATTTGTGGAAATCCGGTTGAACGGAGCTATGACAGATTTTGCAAAAAGCATAATGGCAAAAAGCATATTTTAAAAGATGCGATAAAAGATAAATATGGTAATTATCGTGATGACGTTATTTATGAAATTGTTGGAGGAAAATTTCAACCAATATGAAATCGGCGAGGAATTTTATGAGGAGGAAAAGTAAATGAAAAGAAGATTTATAAAAATAATTGGAATATTGATGATGTTTTGCATAGTGGTAATGCTGACGGCATGTTCAGAGGCGGAAATGGTAAACTACAATATGTCAAAACAGGCAGACTATTTTGAATGTGAACGGAAAATCACCGTTTACAACGCACGAACAGACAATATTGTATTAGAGGCAGAGGGATATATGAGCATATCCAATAATGCAAATAACGAATTAGTGATAACTGTTAAAACAGGCGAAAATTCGTACAAGAAAAACTATGTGTATTTAAACGAATACACAATGTATGCAGTTGAAGATATTACAGGGACGCATACAGACCCGTATCATTATAAATTATACTGGCATACACACGAGGGCGTGAGCATTGAGGCGAAATAACGAGGAGGGAAAGTAATGCAAGTAGAATTAAAAGTGAACGATAAAAGCGTTCAGGCTGAAATACCTGAGGAACAGTTAAAAGAGACAGTATTGTTTGAACAGCTAAAAAAGCTGGGATTGATTGAGGATAAACCTAAAACTGGCTATGAGAGAGTTAAAAAAGGTGAAATGTATTATGTAATTGATACAGAATACAATAGTATGTTGAAAATTACAGAGTTTAATGACAAAGAGGATGAGCAATGTTATAACACAGGCAATTATTACAATGATAAGATAATTGCCGAGAACAATGCAAGAGCAGACAGATTGCTTCGTCAGCTAAGACAGTGGCAGGCGGCAAATGACAAGTCTATTTCAGAAAAAGATTGGAACGATGAAAGTAAAAAGAAGTGGTTTGTTGCGTATAGTTATGGTGCTGAAAAATTGTACGCAGACTATTATTATATTATGCGATTACCTAATACAATACATTTCGCCACCAAAGAAAAAGCAGAGGAAGCTATCGAAGTATTCAGAGATGAATTGATATGGTATTTCGTTGAATACCAACAACGCCTTGACGAAGAATAAGCAATAAGCAAAACGGGGGAGTGAAAGCATGACGACAAAAGAATGGTTACAGAGAGGAATTGAGATTGAAGAAGAAATTGCTGATTTGCAGGCGGTTAATCCGGTTGTATTTTTGGACGAAATAAATGTAGCGGTTTATGAACAAAACATCAAAAACAGAATTGGCGAATTGTACAAAATAAAAAATGAAATTCTTCAAACAGTGAATCAGGTCGAAAGTGCTACACTCCGAAGACTGTTGCTTAAGAGGTATATTCAAAATTTAACGTGGGAAAAGATTGCAGAACAGCTAAACTATTCATACAAACACGTTGTACATATTCTTCACCCCAAGGCACTGTCTGCAATCAAAAGAGTTTTAGAAAAAGATTAAGCCGGATTTTATTTCGGCTTCTTTTTTTGTGCGAAATTTTATAAAAATCCATAAAACCATCATTATGTAATAGAATGTAACATTGATCCTGTGGTAGTATATGAATCGAAGGGTGAACTGCCGTGAGGCAGTGGGAAAAAATATCTCAAAGTAAAAGAGGGAATAGAGATATTAAGATAGGCATAGACACGCTTGAAGTATTCAGCGTACCATGTTTATGCTGATTATACGGAATGTATATGTTAATGCATATACATTCTGTTTTTTATTTTGGATAAAGAAAGGGACATAATTATGGAGCTATTGCAATTAGTTGAAAAATTCAAGAACGTTTTCAGCATAGAAAAAATTGAAGATGTTGTTGATGAATTAAAATCAACATTGTTAAATGCGGAAAAGTGTCGAAAGCTATGCGAAGATTGGATTTTAATATGTCCCGATTTAACAATAGATTATATGCAAATGATATTTCAATATTATTTTGCCGACCGCAAGGAAAAAATGCAAGACTACACACCGAAAAGCCTTGCGGTAGCGGTTGCAGAGTTATCAAAAACCAAAGATGAAAAAATTTGTTTAGATTTGTGTGCGGGAAGTGGAGCATTGACAATCCAAAAATGGAACGAGAATAACGATTTAAAATTTATATGCAAAGAATATGATAGTCGTGTTATTCCGTTTTTGTTGTTTAATTTGGCAATTAGAAATATTGACGCCGAAGTTATCCATTGTGATGTATTGTCAGATGAAAATTTCAAAACATACAGGACGCAAAAGGGTGATAGATTTGCAACGGTTAAAGAAGTAGATAAGAGTGAATTTAAAGCTGATTGTTGTATATCAAATCCGCCGTACAATATGAAATGGGAACAGCCGGTATTTGCACAATTACAGAATAGATTTTCACAGTGCGAAGTACCGCCGGAAAGTAATGCGAATTATGCGTTTATATTGACTGCGTTAGATGAAATTAATGGCAAGGCAAGTTTTATATTGCCGAATGGCGTGTTAAGCACTGACAATCAAAAGGAAAAGCAAATAAGACAGTATTTAGTCGAAATGAATTTCATAGAAAGTATAATTGTATGTCCAGATAAAATGTTTGAAGTTACGTCAATACCAACGTGTATTATAACATTTAACAAAAATAAAAAACATTCAACGATAGAAATGATTGACCTGCGACAGAGGTATGAAACGGAACAACGAATGCAAAACGGACAGTTTGGCGGCAAAAGTCACACTAACAGGACATACGCAAAAGAGGTCAAGATTATATCCGAAAGTCAGATACAAGATGTATTAATACAAATTGAACAGTACGGAAATATAGCGGGTTACTGCAAGGCAGTAAGCATTGAAGAAATAAAAAACAATAATTATGTATTGGTGCCAAGCCGATACATAGAGTTTGAGAATATAGAAAATGCACATAGACCGTACAACGAAATAGTTGCGGATATTAACAGAATTATAACTGAAAAAAATACTTGTAAACTAACAATAAACGAAACAATCGCCAAGTCTTTAGGATTTGACATTGAACTGTTCAAGCAGGACAACGGTACAAATAATGATTTCTCAAAATTGACAGAAAAAATATGTGGTGAAAAGATTGTAAAAAATGATTATTTCAAAACAACAAAAAATAAAAATGAAATAACATTTTCAAATAACAGCAAAGAAAATATTTCAAGCATTCTTATGATGATATTTAACACGTGGAAACAACACATATATTATCTAATTTTTGAAGAAAACAGATATTTAGCAGAACTTCGGGACGCACTGTTGCCGGAGCTGATGAGTGGCAAGATTGATGTAAGCAATATATAAACGGTAGAAAGGATAAAACTATGTTTGAAAAAATAAAAAAATATTTGCGAAAAAAGAAGTTTGAATATAAACGCAGAAAATTCTGCACTGAATGGAACAGACGAAACAGAAAATGGCGTGAATGTCGTCACAAACGTAAAATGTTTGAAAGAGATCTGCGTAGGTGGCTAAGAGAATACGAAGGGTGATTGTATGAATACGGTTGAACCAATTCGTGATAAACGTGATGTATACGCAATCAAAAAATATCTGCGTCAAAAGGATATTAAATATTACATTATGTTCATTACAGGTATTTCATTAGGATTGCGTATTAATGAAATTTTGAAAATGACAGTAGGTGACGTTAAGGGACGTACTACTGCAACGTTCCGGCAGAGCAAGACCGGAAAGGAAATCACGGTTGCATATAACGATGAGCTGTTGAGAGAATATAAAACCTACTGCGAACACCGTACACCGGAAGAAGCATTGATACCAAATCCAAACAATGAATACAAACCGATAACACGTGACATGGCGTACAAGATTTTGCGTGAAGCAGCGGACCATGTAGGTATCAGATACAAAGTCGGCACACACACATTACGGAAGACGTGTGGCTACCACTATTACAGACAAACACACGATATAGTTACACTGCAAATATGGTTTAATCACCGTAATGCCAGTGATACTTTGCGGTATATTGGCGTTACAAAAGACAGTGTATTAACTGCTATGAAAAACTTTAAAATCTAACTTTGTTATACATAAATGCTCAACGTATAATGAAATCCCAGTTTTTTGTGTGCATTTATTAGTAGGAACTGAACTGATTCAATTATACACAATAACGGGTTATGTATAATAGACCGAAAGGACGAATGACAATGGCACAGGCTGCACTACACGTATGTAACAAATGCGGATGTCACCGACTGACACACGACACATATTGTGAATTACATCAACATTTGAAACGACAATATGACGACCACAGGGAATCGGCGAGCAAGCGAGGATATAACGGACGTTGGCGAAAAGCAAGCAAGACATATCTATTGTCACATCCGTTTTGCATTCGCTGTCTGCAACAGGGAAAATACGAGAAAGCCACAGTTGTAGACCACATCACACCGCACAAGGGAAATCAACAGCTGTTCTGGGACAGGAACAATTGGCAACCACTGTGCAAGCAATGCCATGACCGTAAGACAGCGACAGAAGACGGCGGTTTTGGTAGATAATATTAAAAATTTTTTTCTTTCATGAAGATTTTTTTTCACGGGAGGGGGTATCAAAATTGTTTTTGCGAATGTGCGGTAGACCGTTGCCATATATAGAGAGACACGCACGCAAGTTTTCGAGAGGGGGTTAAACCAAAAATGGGAGCAAGAGGACCAACGAAAAAACCGGCAGAGCTGGAGGAACTACACGGCAATCCCGGACATAGAAAAACTGAAAACAGATTGCAATTTTCAAAACCGGAAAAAGTTCCGTCACCGCCGGTGTTCCTAAATAAAATTGCAAAAAAAGAGTGGAAACGATTAGCACCGATTGTATTCAATGCCGGAATGCTGACGGATGCAGATGTAGGAACATTTGCCGCATACTGCGATTCATATGCACAGTGGGTATTAGCTGAAAAGGCGATACAGGCAAAACAACCGGACAAAAATTCTCCTGCACCGCTGACGTTTATCACCGCCAAAGGGTATGAACAACAAATACCTGAAATCAGCATTTCAAACACTGCAAAAAAACAAATGCTGACGTTCGCCAAAGAGTTCGGATTGACACCGTCATCAAGAACCGGAATGACAAATCCGGTAGAAACCGAGGACAAAAAAGCAAGTATTATGGAATTCATAAGCAAGAAGAACAGGAGTGCGTAAACTATGGATTCGGTAACATCATATGCAAAAAAAGTCGTAGCCGGCAAGATTATTGCAGGTGATTCGGTAAAAAAAGCGTGCAAGCGACATCTGAAAGATTTAAAAAAATCTAAAAGAAAAGATTATCCGTACTACTTTGATGCAGAGCAAGCAGAATATTGTTTTGCATTCGCTAAAAATTACTGCCGACACAGCAAAGGAAAGTGGGCAGGCAAGCCACTGATATTAGAAGATTGGCAGAGATTTGTTGTAGGTTCTATATTCGGGTGGAAGCGTAAAGATGATGATACACGCCGATTCAGATATTTTTACATTCAGGTGGCACGAAAAAACGGAAAATCTACGTTAATGGCGTTCATCGGACTATATGTTATTGTTTGTGACGGTGAAAACGGTGCTGAAATTTATTCGGCAGCAACCAAAAAAGACCAAGCACGAATTATATTCGATGAGGCTAAGAATATGATTGGGAAGTCACCGGAGCTACGAACTATACTGACAACGTATCGGAACAACATCACTTTTGACGCACAATTATCAAAATTTGAACCGCTATCGTCAGACAGTGAAACTTTGGACGGTTTAAATGTGCATTTGGGATTGATTGATGAGTTACACGCACACAAAACAGGTGATGTGTACAATATTTTGGACAGTGCGACAGGTGCAAGAACACAGCCATTAATCGGAACAGGAACGACCGCAGGCAGAAATCCAAACTGTTTTTGTAAGGAATTATATGACTATTACAAAAATATTTTGAATGAAACGGTTGAGAATGAAGATATTTTCATTTACATAGCAGAATTGGACGAAAATGACGATTGGACAGATCCGCAGAATTGGATAAAAGCCAATCCGAATATGAATGTCAGTGTCAACCTAAAAGATATGGAAAGTGTTTATACTGCATCTAAAAATATTCCGTCAAAATTGAACGAATTCAAGTGTAAAAAACTGAATATGTGGGTTACTGATACCGCTTCATGGGCAAATATGGAGCAGTACAATAAACCACCGACTTTGAAAATCACCAAAGAAGATTTAATCGGTAAAAAGTGTTATGCCGCAGGCGATTTGGCGGTCCGTAACGACTTGGCAAGTGTCGTTTTTGAATTTCCTTTGAGTGACAGGTATTTTGCAGTTTTGCACCACAGTTTTATACCGGAAGACAAGATTTTCGATAATTCACAGAAACATCACATTGATTATCAACGGTATATTGATATGGGATATATAACGGCAACACCCGGTAATGCTGTTGATTTTGACTATATCGAAGATTATATCCTGCGAATGCGTGATAAGTATGACATTTTGGAAGTCTGCTTGGACCCGTGGAACGCAACGCAGTTGGAATCGCACCTAATTGACGAGGGTATGAAAGTTGTTGAGGTCCGACAAGGATTTAAAACATTATCAGAGCCGACCAAAGAATTGGGGATAACGATTGAAGAACGCAAATTAATACACTTTGACGATCCGATATTGAAGTGGGCGGTTGGAAATACAGTAGTTACGTTTGATGAAAACGGTAATGTTAGACCGAATAAGGCGAAAAGTATCAATAAGATTGATCCTGCAATGGCACTGATAATAGCACACACCAGAGCATATACACATGAATTGAATTATGTTGATGTCAATGCAATAGCAGCGGCACAACTGGCAGAATATGAAGAAATGTTGAGAGGTCAGATATAATGAAATTTTTTAACAGAATAAAATCGGCATTTTATGCACTGACGCATGATACAACGACAATATCATTGTTAGATGAACGATTTTGGACGCAGTACGGCAGTATACGGAACAGTAAACTGTCGGAAGTGACATATTTCACCTGTCTAAAAACGTTGTCTGAGGCGGTTGCAAAGTTGCCGTTAAAGATGTATCAGGAAACACCGAAAGGTGTAAGCAAGGCAAAAAATTCAGCATTATACAATGTGCTGAAAGTACGACCGAATAAGAATATGACTGCAACAACATTTTGGGCAACAGTTGTAACGGTGATGTATCATTACGGAAATTGTTATGTATATATCGCACGGAACAAAGAGCCTGAGTTGTTAATATTGGATAACCGATATATGACTGTCTATGATGACAATGCGAAGTTAATAGATGATAACGGCGGAGTTTGGTATATATATTCAGAACCGGTAACCGGAAAGGTATATAAATTCAGCACTGATGAAATATTGCATTTTAAAACATATATGACGTTTGACGGCATTATGGGATTGGCGGTTAAGGACGTGCTGGCACTGACGATTGACGGAGCAATGGACAGTCAAAAATTTATCAAGAATTTATATGAAACAGGTTTGACAGGTAAAGTCGCTGTTGAATATACAGCAGATTTGAATGAGGATTTGCGAAAGAATTTAATCAGCACTATTGAAACGGCAACATCGGCAAACAGTGCATTAACATATATTCCGATTCCTGCCGGAATGAAGTTAAACCCGTTAAATTTGAAATTGACGGACGCACAGTTTTTAGAATTAAAAAAATATACGGCATTGCAAATAGCCGGAGCATTCGGAATTAAACCGAATCAGCTAAACGATTATGAGAAATCAAGCTATGCAAACAGTGAAGCACAGCAACAAGCATTTTTGACCGACACAATGTTGGTTATTCTAAAGGGTTTGGAAGAAGAATTGGCAAGTAAATTGCTAACATCAGAAGAACTTCAACAAGGATATTTTTTCAAATTCAATGTTGATGTCGTGCTACGAGCGACATTTTCACAAAGAATGGAAGGTTATGCGAAAGCCAGACAAAACGGCTGGTTATCCGCTAATGATATACGCAGTAAGGAAGATATGCCACATATTTCCGAAGACGAAGGCGGTAATGCATACCTAATTAACGGCAATATGATACCGTTAAAAGTTGCTATGGAAGGAGGAAATCAGAAAAATGTCAAGACACAGAAATAAGAAACAGAATAGTTTTAACTGTTATATCCGAAATCAGACCGATGATTCAGCCGATATTTATTTTTACGGCGATATAGTCGGAAATGATGGGGATAAATGGTGGGGAAATGATGATAAATGCCCATCTGACGTAGCCACACTGTTGAAAGAATGTGAAAATGTCAGTCAGTTAAACATTTATGTGAATAGTAACGGCGGTGACGTGTTTGCCGGCAATGCTATTTATAATATGCTGAAACGACATAAAGCACACAAAACAGTGTATGTTGACGGCTTGGCGGCATCTATTGCGTCTGTCATTGTTATGGCAGGTGATGAAATCATTATGCCGGCAAATTCCTATTTGATGATCCACAAAGCGTGGACGTATGCAATGGGAAATGCCAACGATTTGCGTGAAACAGCGGACAGATTGGAAAACATCGAACAAACGATTGTTGATACATACATGGAAAATGTCGCTGAAAATATCACCGAAGATGACATCAAACAGAAAATGTCTGATGAAACGTGGTTGTCGGCAAAGGATGCGGCGGAATTATTCCCACGAATACAGGAAGATGAAAACATAGATGTGGCAGCGTGTATTTCGTCTATAACTTACAACAATATTCCTAAAAATGTCGTTGTCAAAAATGATGACGAAGATGATGAGGAAGAAGATCCGGACGAAGAAGAAGATCCGAAACCAAAAAAGACGGATGAAGATGACGAGGAAGAAGATCCGGACGAGGAAGAACAGAAAGAACAGAAAGAAAAAAACAGTAACGAATTGGATATGTTAGACAATTTCGTATTTATGGAAGGAGCAATAGAAAATGAACAAGAAGATGCGTGAATTACTAGCAAAAATTAAAGAGAAAAATTCACAAGCAAGAAATTTTCAAAATGAAGGTAAGGTTGATGAGGCGAAGCAACTAATTGACGAAATCAAGGATTTGCAAACATCATACGAAAATGAAAAAGCATTATTTGAAATGGAAAGGGACAACGTACCAGAAGAACCAAAGAACAAAACAACAGCAAACGGTTTTTCTGTTATGGCAAAGATTGCACTAAGAAAAAAATTGACCGAAGCGGAAAATGCACTGGTTACAGGCACAAACGGTACAGACGGTGAGAATTTTCTAATTCCTGAAGATGTTGATACAACAATCAGAGAATTAAGAAAGACATATATGTCAGCAAAAGATTTGGTAACAGTAGTACCGACATCATCATTAACCGGTAGTTTCGTATTTGAAAAGGGTGTTCCGACAGGTTTGGCAGATTTTGAAGATGGCGATACACTCACAGAAGGCACTAAACCATCATTTGAACAGAAAAAATTCCAAGTTACACACAAAGGTAAGGTTTTCCCTATTTCAAATATACTATTGGAATCGGAAAAGGCTGGTTTGACATCATACCTAAATAACTGGTTTGTTAAAAATTCAATCATCAGTGAAAATACAGACATTTTCACAGCATTGCAAAACGGTAAAACGGCAAAGGCAATAAAGGGATTAGATGAATTGAAATCGTCAATCAACAAAGATTTGGACCCATCCGCCCGAATCGGTGCAGTTATTGTCACAAACCAAACAGGATTTGACATTATGGACAGCGAAAAGGACGCAGTCGGCAGACCGATTTTAAAGGAAGACTATGTAACACCGACACAAAAGTTGTTCCAAGGACTACCTGTAATTGTGTTCCCAGATGCACAACTGCCAAACACCAAAGCAGGACAAGCACCGATTTTCTACGGAAATCTTAAAGCCGGTTGTTATTTCATTGATAGGAAAGGTTATCAGTTTGCAGTATCAACTGAATATCAATTCGGTGCAAATATGACAACTATGCGTGTGATCGAAAGCTATGACGTCATTCAGGCAGATAGTTCTACATACATCTACGGAACAATAACGGCAGCAGGAAGCAAGGCTGTAACGACAAAAGCAGCTGCGTAATGAATGGGAGGGGTGAAGAATGTCCCTAACATTAGACGAAGTAAAGAATTTTCTGCGATTAGATACATCCGATGATGATACATTGTTGGAAATATACATATCAACGGCGGAAGAATACGTCAAATCAGCATGTGGTAGGCAGGTAGATCTGGACAATCCCAAAGCACATACCGTAATGCTGATGTTGGTGGGCGACTATTACGAAAACCGTAGTCCATACGGACAGACAAAGTATAGTCAGAATGTTTCAACTATGCTAATGCAGTTACAGTTGGAAACACCACAAGATACTGATGATGAGGTGAAAGAATAATGGATTTTGCAAAGCTAAGGCACAAAGTTGTATTTTTAAAGCCGTCAACATCAGAAATAAACGAACAGTTAGAACAAGTTATCGGGTGGTTTCCGTTCCACCCGGTGACAAAGACTGCAAGTGATGATGTATATTCTACGCAAGACGGCGAAATCTGTTTTAAAAGCGGAGTTTTAAGCGGTTTAAATAATGTGTTTGCCAATTACGGTGTTCGTGCATATGTTTCGCCTGCAACAGGCAGGGAATATGATGAATCGCAGAAAATTAGAGCAGAAACAACATACAACGTGGTAACACGTTATTTTAACGGCATTGAAAGTAATATGAAAATTCTGTACGGTGCAAAGGTATTTGACATAGTATCCGTATTGGATATAAATGAGAGTCACAGGGAATTAAAAATCGTATGTTCAGAGGTGGACAGATATGGCAAGAGCGAATAAAGATGTATTCGGTTTTGATGAATTGGAAAAATCGTTCAAACGTTTTGAAAAAAACTATCCGGACAAAGCAGATGCACTTTTAATGGCACAGGGACAAGCAGTCAATAGAAAGACAAAATCGCTTTCGCCCGTAAAGACGAAAAAGCTCCGCAATTCGTGGCGATTAAAGAAAGTCAAACTATACAAGGGTGGAACAGTTCGAGTTGTGCGAATACAATCAGGAGCACCACATGCACATTTAGTTGAATATGGACACGAAATATATCGAGGTGGAAAGACACGAGTACGAGGGAAAAAATTAAACCGAGTAGAGTTAGCAGCAAGAGGAGTTAAATTTCTTGGTCGAGTTGAAGGTAAACTTGTACTTTATACAGCAATGAATGAAGCCAAAAATAGATTTGACCGTGAGGCAGACAAGATGTTAGATAGATTAGTGGAGGAATTTGATAATGATTAAATCACCAGATATACGCAGATTTATAGCTGAAAAAATGAAGAAATCGGGGTTTAACGTAATAGCTTCGGAAATTCAAGAGGGTTATCCTAAACCGGCAGTATTTGTCTATGTGTATCCAGCGTCGATAACAAAATCCGGAGGATATTTGGAGGATGACGTTTATAGTGTAAACATTCAGTATATTCCAAAATCTGAAATAGCACAAGAATGTGCCGAGGCGGCGGAAAAGATTCGTGAAACATTGATGTATAGCACGATTGACATACAGGACAGACATTTAACAATGGAAACAATAGAAATGGTCATTGAGGACGAGCAATTAAGCGTGTCGTTTGAGATTCCGATAACACAGTCCATTGATGAATGTGACGATTATGACAATGCAGAAACCATAGAAATGAGAGGTATATAACATGGGATTATCAACAATAAATGTAGAATTTAAAGCAGCGGCACAAACCGCTGTAAAACGCAGTGCAAACGGTACAGTTGCACTGATTTTGAAGGATGAAACCAAGGAAGATACCACATACGTTTACAACAATGAGACGGAAGTGGTTAAGAGCCATTGGACATCAGACAATCTAAATTACATAAATATGGCGTTTAAAGGTTCACCCAAAAAAGTGATTATCGAAAGAATTGCCGCAGAAGGAAGTCTTGATGATGCATTGAAGCGTTTGGCAAATAAGAAGTGGAATTATCTTGCCGTTCCGTCATTACAGGACGGTGAAGTTAAGACTGTGGCAGATTGGATTATTGCACAGCGAACGGCAAAGAAACCGTTTAAGGCAGTATTACCGCATTCTGTATCAAATAACATCGGTATTATAAATTTTGATACCGATGATATAAAAATCGGCAGTAAGACCTATACGACCGCTGAATTTTGCGTATATATTGCCAGTATTATTGCCGGAACTGCACTGAATGAGAGTGTAACAGGCAAAGTCATTTCAGAAATCAACAGTATTACAGAGAGTTTAACCCCCGATGCAGATGTTGATGCCGGAAAGTTAATTTTAATCAACGATGGTGAGCAGGTCGAAATTGCACGAGGTGTGAATTCATTGACAACGGTTGGAACAAATCAGACAGAGGATATGAAGTCAATCAAGATAGTTGAAGGAATGGATCTGATTGCAGAAGACATTAGAACAACATTCAAAGAAAACTATATCGGCAGAAGTAACAGTATTGAAAACAAAGAACTGTTTATCGCCGCAGTGAATCAATATTTTGAAACACTGACAAAGGAAGGTGTGCTATATGACGGTTATGAACATTATGCAGAAATCGACATAGACGCACAAAGAGAGTATTTGGCAAGCAAAAGTGTTGACGTTGCAAATATGAGTGATGTTGCAATCAAACAAGCCAATACAGGCACATTTATGTTTATGGCGGCACATATTCAAATGCAAAACGCAGCGGAAGATTTGAAATTCGTTGTAAACATGTAATCGAGGAGGTAGACATATATGAGTAGAAAAATTTCAGC